ATCGGAGCGCAAAGAGGCGAGTTCCAAAGAGCATTAGACTACCCAAGACAACAGCTTGGTTTACTAGCAACTGGTGTAAGTGGTGTACAACCAACAATAACAAAAACTGGTGGATATGACCCTAGTGGATTAGAAAAGTTTCAAGCTGGTATGGGACTTTTAAATACAGCGCAGCCAATATTTAGTAACTTGTTTTCTGCATCACAGGAACAAGATTCAGTCATACCAACATTTGTAGGATATTAATATGGCAATAGGAGATTTTTTTACAGGTTTAGGTCAAAGAGTAGGCAGAGGCCTAACAGAGATTGGCGGTTATGACCCAATGGAGCAAGTGTCTCCAGAGCAGGCGCGCATGCGCAGGCAGGAAGGTTTGTCTGCTTTACAAAGAAGCCTAGGTAAATCTTCTGCTATATTATCTGGTGATCCTAGAAGGATGCAGTTGGCTGAACAGCAAGTGCAACAAGCAAAACAAGATAAGTTATTACAAGAACTTGGTAAAGACCCAAGATATGCTGAACAAATTAAATTATTAAAAGCTGGTTTAGATCCGAGGCTTGCTGCTGGTACTACCAAGGCTGGTTCTCAAGAAAGATTTGGCGTGTATGGATTAGATAACAAACTTATTGGAACTGTTTTAAAAAGCGATCAAGCAACAATAGCTAAGATTGAACAAAATCCTAAACAGCGTGTTGGGCAACTTAGATCTCCAGCAATTCCAACAAGCAAAGAACCTTCTATAAATACATGGGCCATAACAAACGCTGCTGGTGATAGAGTGACTGACCTTGTAAATCCAACACAGGAAGAACTAAACAAAGAAATTAAAGCTGGTAATTTTGTAAACAAAACACCAGTTCTTTCAACAGCTGGAAAAGGTTCAGAAGTAAAAGAAAAAGAAATAAAGGGTTGGACAACCGATGATGGTTTATACGAAAGAGCAAGAGGGGTGAACCCATTAATTGCCTCTGGTAATAGAATTATAAAAAATCTTTATGAAAACCCTGGCTCTGTATTAATAACTGGAGATATTTCCCAAGTGTTTGCACAAATGAGTGAAGAGATGGCTGTAGCTGGTTATTTAATAGATCCTGAAAAAAAAGAAGCTTTTGTTAATAAGGCAACAAATAGTGTAAGAAATCAGTTTAAAGATTTAGCAGCCGAAACATCTATTACTGAATCACAATTATTAGATTTTGCTTATCAGATAGCAAAGGTTAGAGGTCAGGAGGGTAGAGGGCTTTCCGACCAAGATTTTAAAAATTTCCAAAAAATTATATCCGCAGGTAGAACGGCAGATCAAAAAATAGCAGCATTAACAAACTTTATAGAAGGCATACAATCTGAAGTAAGTACCAGTTTACAAGAAGAAAAAAAATATAGAAATTTACAAATTGGTAGAGATAAAAATAACCAACAAGCATTAGATGTTTTACAAGGTATAGAAGATGTTTATTCTGTTGGTTTTACACCAATATATAATCCTTATGCACAACCAACGACAGGTGGGACAACATCATCTTTACAGAATGACCCTTTAGGAATTAGATAACTACAATGCTTAACATACAAGAAGTTAGGTCTAAATATCCACAATACAAAGACCTGTCAGACAAAGAACTGTTAGATTCTTTGCATGGTAAATTTTATCCTGATATGCCGATTGAAGAGTTTTATAGCAAAACTGGTTTTGGCATGGAAGAAAGAAGCCAAGTATTACCGCCATTAACTAAAAGACAACAGGCTGCTGATATATTAAAGTCAGCTGGATCTGGCTTATATAAAGGTGTTTCGTATGTTCCAGGTATGGGTGGAGATTTAACACAACTTGGTAATATGTTGTTGCCAAACTTTATGACAAGACCAATTGCTAGTTATTTTGATGAAACAGTTTCAAAAGAGCCACAAAAAGGAATCCTTCCCACATCAAAAGATATAAGGACTGGTGTAGAAACTTTAATACCTAGTTTGGAAGAATTAGGAAGATACAAGCCGAAAACTTCTGTGGGAGGATTTGCACAATCTATACCAGAATTTGCAGCACCAGGTTTGTTGGGAAAAACACAGGCCGCACGAAAGCTAGGAGTTCAATTAGGCGCAGGCGGTGGCGCGGTGTATGAGGGCGTAGAGCAAGCTACTGGCAGTCCTGCAACAGCAACTGGTGTAACAATACCAGCTATGATTGCAGCTGGATTTTTTGGAGGTCCAACTCAAGCAGCAAAAATTGCAGAAAGAACATTGAAAGACATTGACCCAAAAACATTAAAAGATGCAATAAATTTAGAAGAAGCTGCGAGGATTTCTGGTATAAAACTTTTACCTGGAGAAACTATAGATGACCCTATGGCTATTCAATTAATTGAAGATATTTTAAAAACAGATGAAGGTTCTGCATACATATATAATTCTGTTAGAAATAGACCAGAAATGGTAAAAACCTTAATTAATAAACAAGCAAATGAAATTGCCGATATGCCTCAAAGCCAAAGAGCTGTTTTTGATATGATAGAAAAAGTAGCAAAAGATACAATACAAAGTGCAAAGGCTGTTAGAACATCAAAATCACAGAAAGCTGGTTATGGTATTTCTAATAATGAATTTTTAGAACCCAATCAAGTATTAGATGTGATAGAAAATATTGATAATATTATAAGAACACAGACATCTCCAAATAGTCCTAATAGAGCAAAGTTATTGCAAATTAGAAAACAACTAATAGAAAAAGAAACTAAAGTAAAAGGACAAAAAGAAAAGGTAATTATACCAGTTACTAATATAAACAAACTAGATAGTACATTTAAACAATTTAGAGATGATGTGTCTGAAGCTAATAAAAACTTGGTTGTTGGGGGAGAAAGATTTATACCAAAAGATTTAAGAGGTAAATTATTTAATCTTGATGAAACTGGCATCCTTGACAATCTAAATACTCAATTAAATACAAATCAAAATTATGCAAAGGCAAATCAAAAATATTCTGAAATAACACAAACGTTGGTTAATGTTGTAGAAAGAAATGCCTTAGAACTTTCTAAAAAAGGTTTAAGTTTAAAAAAAATAGAAAATTTTGTTTTTAATCCTGAAACGGTGCTTGTTAAAGATATTAATGCAACGCTTGGTATTTTAGCAAAAACTGACCCAGAGGCTGTAAAACAAATTGCTAATGTTTATTTTAGAAATGCTATAAATAAAGCTTCAAAAATTAAAAAGAAAGGAGAAGATTTAGGACAAGGTTTTGAGTTAGTAAAAAATATTTTTAATACACCACAACAAAGAAAAAACTTTTTAGCAGTTTTGGACAATGTAGCAGATGCAAACAATGTTAGCAGAAAAGATTTAAAAGTTGGTTTTGAAAATATGTTTGATATTTTGGAAAGAACAGCAAGAGTAAGTAATATAAATAAGCCTGGGTTTGACGTAAAAGGAATTGCTGGACAAACATTGGTAAAAGATATTGCCATGATGAAAACATTTAATCCCTATGTAAGACTTGCAACAAGATATGGCGAATTAAAAACAGGTGGAACTATGGAAAACTTAGGAAGATTAATGTCTGATCCTGAGGCAACAAGGTTGTTGGTTGAGCTAGGAAAAACTAATCCACAATCAAAAGCAGCAATAATAAAAACTCTTAATTTAATAGACTCTGTTGCTCCAATAATTGAAAGACAAGAAGAGCCACAAGTACCTATAGAGCCAACGCCACAATAACCCCATGCCACGCCAATCTGAAAGAGTTGGCCGATCTGGAGAATACTTAGTAGCCTCGCTACTTTCTTTACACGCAGATACTGTAACGATAGTTCCACACAGCGCGGAGGCAGATATCATCTTTGATGTTGACCATACGCTATACAAGTGCCAGGTTAAAACACAATCAAAAATACAAAACTGTAGAGTGTCATGGATATATGACTTTAGGCGTGGCGCTTATACCAAAGAAAGATTCTATTCAGAAGATGCTATAGATGTTTATGCTTTGGTTGCTTTAAAGCATCAAACAGTTAAGTTTATGTTTCCAGAGGGTCTAAAGCAGATAAGTTTTAAAGACGAGGATGTTCAAGCGTGGGACACGCTAAAGAATACAAAAGACCTATTTAAAGAGCTTCGATGTCAACAGACACTTTAGGTTCTTCGTAATGCTTTACAGAGTTCATACCTAAAGATATTAGATACTCAACCACTTTATGTGGTTCTTTCTGTTCAGTCTCACAAAAATCCTTAAACTTTTTAGCAAGATGTTTGTTTATATATACAGGCTTTCTTCCGTTCCTTTCGTTTAAGATACGATCATCAAACTCATATAAATTCATAGCTACCTCATGGTTATAGAGAAACTTCTACTGAATAGTCTCCTATATTATTACCTTTAGCATCTGTTCCGTAAACCATCTGTAATTCAAGATCTATAAAGTGTTTGGCTTTTAACAAGTCAGTCACCCTATCCTGTTTCTCTCCTTTACTTCTGGTTATATATTTTAAACAACTACCTAGGTTATAAGACAGGTTGTTAGCGTATATATAATCAATAGGCTGTATCTTAGATTGCTTGTAATGCGTTCCAGCTACTTGGTTATTGGTTGCAAGTTTATCTATCTCTTGGTCCCAATCCTTTTCGTTTCCTATGTTAGTATGTGCGTATACTGTTTTATTCATCATAAATTTCTCCCAAATTTTATTTATTTAT